GAGAGGTACACAAGGAGGATATAGGAGGCGATAAGGAGAGCTTCAAGCACCCTGCTTCGCAGGCGGGCTTGAAGTATCTTATATATATATAAGGAAGGGTTTGTCTCTCTTATATATTTTCCCCTTTCGGATTCTCCTTGTGCCTCACTTGGATTTTTTAGCAATTTTGTATATTTCTGCCTCACCTAGAATGATTCTCAGCGAGAGCGCAGCAGTTTGATGTTCTTGACGCATTGTGCCCCTCGTTCATCCTGCTGTGTCATTATCCCTTCGTCCATCATTTCTTCGATGCTGCGTTCACTCACCTCTTTCTTTTTGTCTCCATCCATATCCATTACTTTGAGCCAATAGGCGGCTGCCATGGTGACGGCATCCAGTCGGTCGTCGTGGGCGATTGCATTTTTGTCACGGCAGATACGGGTCATCTGGTAGATGAGGCTGTATGCCTGTCCCTGTTCATACCGCCGATAGTCGCTTTCGATGACGCTCTGGTTGACGATGAGCTTGTGCCGCATAAGGATTGGTTCGAGCGTATCAATGATGCGCAGTTCTTTTTGTTTGGTGTGCTTTACTTCGGTGATGGCGCAGGGATGTATCTTAGCGAAGATCGGGGACATGATTTTGGTGAACATTCCGTCACCAAAGTTTGCCTCCACGATAACTTCATTGACCTGCCAGAACTTTGCCAGCTGTGCCATCTGTGTGAGGGCAAGGTCGCTGTAGCCCTCGGTGAAGCCTCCTACGTCCATGAGGAAAAGATAACCATTGAGGGCTTTCACGACTGCATAAGCACTCTCGTCGCTGCCGCGTCCCGCAGGGTCAATCGCCATGACAGTACCTGTGTAAGGTTGTGTCTCTGGGCTGCGGGAAAGGGGCGCATAGTACATATCGCCATTCATAGCGACGCAGGGGATGTCTCCAAGCCGCTGTGCGCTGCCGTTCGCCCATGCCCACTTGGTGCTTGTTTCGTGCGGGTCGAGGCTGTCTACGATGAGGTCGGCGACTTTGAGCGGGTATTTCTCGTAGTCGCTGAGGTTGGTGTTGAGCATGAACTGCAAGGCAAAGCCCGCACGCCCATAGGAGAGGCGTCGCTTTTCGATTTCGATGTCGTCAAAGCGTTTGGGGTCAGTGGGTTGCCCTGCGTACTTCTCTGGGTCGCTGTAGTATCGCTCGGTGATGAAGGGGGCGAGGTTGCCGCCGTAAGACAATAGCTCTGCTTCACTCTCGGGGTAGAGGACTGTCCAGATGCGTGTGCGATATCCACGCTTCTGCAAGGTGTTGTAAAGGCTGGCTTCGTTCTGGGGGGTGCCGAGGTAGATGATTTGACCGCCTGGTTTCAAGATGGCGTCGTATTCTTTGACTGCCTCGGAGAGTTTATCCCGTTGCAGCTGTGTGCCGCTGTTCTTCGGTACTTCTACGTCGTCTGAAATGAGTAGATCGGCGCGTGTACCTGTGATCTGTCCTGTGATACCGACGGACTTTACGCTCGGGGAGATGTCTGCCTGTGCCCCGCCGACGTTGAAGATGTTCTGGGTGTCGAGCTGGGTTTTGTCGGCTTTCATGTCGGCGAGGAAGGGGATTGTCCGTATGATGCTTTTGACAAAGCGAGCGTTGTCATCGGCGCGGTCACGGGAGGCTGAGATGATGAGGACTTTGAGGTCACGATTCGACCAAAGCCGCCATACGGCGTAGGCGCAGGTCAGAAAGCTCTTGGCGACGCCGCGAAAGCCTTGGATGACGATGCGGTCGCTCGGAGGGTTCTGCAAATACTGTGCGATGTCTACTTGTATGGGTGTGGGGTCTGGCAGTCCGATGGATTTCCATACGATATAGACAAAAGCCCAGAAGTGTTTCTGAGCTTTTGCAATATCAGCGTCTGACCAGTTCAATGGACGACCTCAGTACCGTTTACGAGATCGGGGATGCTATTCATGTCGCGGACGATGGTCTCCACGCCCTCGGTCTCGGTGGTGGTGATGAAGTCGTTGTCTTTGAGGAACTGGCGCACCTTGGCAAGGAAGGCGGGGTTCTTACGCATCTCGGGGTCATTCAGTCCCTCGATGAGTGCGTTCGCTTCCTGCTGGGCAAGGGCGTCGATGAGTTCCTGCGGAAGTTTGATTCCTGCCATGTTGTTTGTCTCCTTTAGAAATGTACTTTCCACTGTACTTCCCCGCCATTGACCTTGTTGTCTTTCAAGTCGTAGTGTAATTCAAGGGCGATGGAGCGATCTTTGCTATAGTTGCGTTGAAGGCTGATGGGGATGTAGGGGTTGCCGTCGTGGACGCCTGTCCCGATGCCCAGTTCCCAGTTGCGGTAATTGTTAATTTTGTAAATGCCGACGGGTACGTCTTTATTCTCGGGCTGGTCTGCAACGACGGTTTTGTCTGTCTTTGCGAGAGCTTCGGGAGGAAGCGTAGGGTCGCTTTTGGCGAGCTTTTTCTGCACGGTATGGGTAACACTACCCCCTGGGTCGGAAACCTCGTTATAGACGGTCTGAGGGTGTTTTATGGCGGTCTGTGCATCACGAATCTGTGCTGCGGCAAGCTCTGCGTTGGGCTTGTTCAGCTTCAGTTCGTTTTGTAGGACGTTGGGGTTCTGTGCCTCCTCACTGGTGAGGATGGTTTGTGTCTCGATGGGCTGGTGATCTCTCTGCATGAAGTGAGCACAGCCGTAAAGACAACAAACAAACAGGATGGAAAAGGCAAAAATAAAAAAGGCATCCGCGTGGATGCCCTTCTTAATCTTGCTCCATCCTTTACGCATAAAGGATGTTGGCGTCAAAGCTCTTTCCTCCAATCTGTGCACAGTCAGTGTACTGCCACATGAATCCCTTGATGTCGTCTTCGCTGCCCCACTGGGCGTTCCAGACAGCGCAGCCGAGGGACTGCCAGTCGATGTAGTTGTCGAGCCAATGGAGGCTTGCGTAGATGCCACAGTCCAGTCCGATGGTCTCACGGAATGCGCGGCACATCTCGGTCATCTCCTGCGGGTCGAAGGCGAAGCCCCTGCGTGCCTTGTAGCCATCTGCGTCCTCCATGTCGTAGAAGACAGGCAGTTCAAGGAGAACTCCTGCGCCCTCGATGACGCGGCGGCAGTGCTCTGCTTCCTCGCGTGCCTGTGCAACATTCAGCCCGTAGCCGTAGTGGTACGCGCCGCAGATGATCCCTGCCGCGTGTGCACCTTCTACGTTGCGCTGAAACTCTTCATCGATGCCTGTGCGCCCATAGGAGCTGCGGACGATGGCGAATTCATAGCCCGCCGCACGAACGGCGTTCCAGTTGACACGTCCGTTGTTCTCGGATACGTCGATGCCTTTTTTCATTTGTAGTCCTTCTTTCTGATGTTCTTTTCAGTGGCAAGCTGTTTGAGCCGCTGATGGAGAAAGGATGGGATGATGCTGCCATAGCCCATGCGGTCGGTGTTTTCAATAATGCTGAGGGCTTCGATGACGGAAAATCCTGCAATCATCATGGAGCGAAATATGTCCTGCCCACCCGCTGTGTCAAGAAGGCTGCCGATGCTGATGCTGAGCAGGATGCCGGCTTTCTTGAACAGTCCTTTCGCTCCGAGTTTCGAGCCGAGCTGTCCTGTGATGAAGGCGGCAGAAAGTCCTGTCATGATGTCAATCACCATGAGGGCAAAGATTGCCATGAGGGGGGCGTCGATGCCGCCCATGGCAAAAGAGAGGATGCTCCACAGGACACCCGCTGCGATGCCAAGTTTGACTTCGAGTGGTGTCCAGAGGGTTGTGATAGTTTCGTAAAGGTTGTTCATTGTACCTGCTTTCTAAAATACGTTACGGGTGCTTTGCGGCAATGCGGCGGTCTACTTCGGCGAGGAGGTCGGTAAGTGTCATGTTGCCGAGTTTGGATGCGTTAGTTGCAGTACCTTCAAAACCTCCATCGGCTTTCATTTTGCCACCTGTATAGATGCCTTTTCTGCCAGCAGTACGCACCCATTCAGAATCACTCATAAAAAACCCTCCTCCATATGTCTCAAAAAATAGACCATCAACACCTAAGCAACGGTAACCATCTGTTGTAATGAATTTTTGCGCTCTCAGTGCACCAGTTATCGTATCGCCATTCTTATTGACCTTCCCTGCCAGTAGATTCAACATCGTCGTCGCAAAGTTCGGGTCGTTGTTGAGTGCTCTTGCAAGTTCCTGCAAGGTGTCCAGTGTCTCGGGTGCGGAATTCACGAGGGTCGCGACTGCCTGTGCGACAAAGGCGGTGTTTGCAATCTGCGTGTCATTCGTCCCCTGTGTCGCTGTGGGTGTGGTCGGTTTCCCCGTAAGCGCAGGGGATGCAAGTGGGGCTTTGCCTCCAATCAGCGCGTCGGTTTCTCCTTTCGTATATGCGCCGATTGCGTTGGGTGTGACCTTCTGATACGTTCCGTCATTCCGCAGAAAACGCGTGTTATCAGCGGTTTCGGGGTTGGGGAGATGATGACCGTGGTTGACGTTCGCTTTACCATCCAAAAGATGATTGACTTCGCTCTTGGTATAGCTGTCCGATGGCGCTGTCCCTCCTGCTGCGGTGGTGACGACCATAGGCTTTGGGTTACTGCTCCTGCCGAAGTAGTCATTCATCCCCTCGGGGTCAGTGCTAAGTCCGCTGCAATTCCGTACGATCAGCTCCCATGGCTGTTCTCCCTGCCGTGTCGGGATGTTCGCCCCTCGGTAAAACCAGAACACATGACCTTTCATGTTGGTGATGATGTTCTCGAAGATGGTTTTCTGAGGCATGACGAGAACGCCGTCAAAGGCACAACGGTAGGTATTCCCATGTGAGACAACAGTATCGCCGATGCTATATGGGGTCTGTGCACGCCATGTGTCCGCGCCCCCATTTCCAGACACATATTCCCAGATGATGTCTCCATCAACACAGTAGGGATTACCGCGTGTGGGGGTGATGCCGCTGGTTGTGCCGTCGTGTTTTGCGAGCTGGTAGATGTTGCCGCGTGCTTCACAGTAGGCATCCCGTGCGTACCATGCGTGTGGTTTCCAGACTTGCCCGATGAATTTTAGGGTGGCTGTCCCCCATTTATGCGTGCCGAACCATGCTGTGTCATATGGGGGGTGTTCGGGAAGTGTGCCCTCGGTGATGGCTTCGTAGATGCGTCCTTCGGCGATGAATTTCTGCCCTGCCGAAACGCTCATGCCCGCTGTCCATGCACCGCACCAGTCTTTTGTCTTGCCGATGTATGTCCACCAGCATCCGTCGGGTTCGTTGACGGCGTCGTTGCGCCCGTCCAGTTCCGTACCATTCGTGTGGGTTGGGAAGTATCCATCACTCGTGCCACCGTGGACGCACTCATACATATACAGTTCGTACCAGTTGGACTGGCTGACGGCGCAGATGTCGCCTGTGCTGTATGTGTATTTGGATTTCCAGAGGATGTCGGGGGCGTAGCGCAGGGTGGCTGTGCCGCAGGTGAATTCGTTTGTATCGGTACGCGTCGGCTTTTCCGCAAAGGAGAGTACCCCAGCTTTGGTGCAAATGTAGTAGCGGGTGTTGTAGAACTGGGTCTTTTTCTCGGTGTCAATAAAGGTGTCATGGATGCGCACGACTTCGTTTTTGTTGATGGAGGTGCGCTCCCCTCCCCAGTTGACGCCGCGCCCAATGTACTTCCATGTGACGCTGCCGTCGTTGCATCTGCCGTAGACGTGGGTGGGTCGCTGTGTGCTGGTGGTGGCACGGCGCGTTCCTGTGATCTTGAAGCCCGTGAAGTGGGTGCTCGGGCTGCTCGATTCGATGAGGCAGTTGCGGCAGGTGATTTCGGGGAACTGGAAGTGTTTGGTAATGGCTGTGGCATCGGGGGAGAATTCCATTTTGAAGATGTTGAATTCATTGTCGGGCGGGTTGTGGACGATGACGCGGCATCCGTCCACGTTGACAAGTCCCTCAAAGATGCGCCCGTAGGTGAGGTTGAACTCTACCATGTGCGCCGAGCCGTAGGAATCGGTGGGGATGTCGTTGTAGTGGAAGATGCAGTTGGTGAAGGAGGCGACGCCCCTGCCGTAGCCGATCTGGATGGCATGGTTGTAGAAGACACATTCTTCTGCGTAGAGGTTGCTGAAATAGTCGTGGATGTCAAGGCGATTCATGTGACAATGTTTGAAGTGGATGTTCTTCACACTGTCCATCGCAGTCGCACCCCAATAACCCTGCATATTGCAGTCCTCTACGTGTACGTCGGAACAGTTGGTGATGCGCAGCATATAGCCTGATGTGCCGTTGACTTTGCCGTTCTTCTTGCCCGAGGCGTTGAAGCCTTGGAGGTTCTTGACGGTGACGTTGTAGCTGTCCCAGAGGTAGATCATGGCATTTTTGAACTTACGGTTGTGAAGCTCTCCCTGCCTTGGTCGGAAGGTAAAGTCGCGGATGGTGGCGTTGTGTCTCTTGCACCACATGACGGAGCAGTATTTACCCGCCGAGACGGCAAGACGCACGTCACATCCGACGAATGTTCCGCGTACGGCGGGCAGGTAGGTGAAGGATGCCTTAAAGTGCGTGAAGCTCTGTTCGGTGCGTACTGTACCGCTGCCAAGGTCGGAGATGGCACAGTTAATTTCCTCTCCTCCTGCGTGCCGCCAGTCGTCTGTAAGGGGACTGACGCAAATGCCGTCCATGTCATGTACGAGCAGTTCCCGCCGTGCGACGGTATAGAGGTAGCCCGAATCGTCGCGTGCACAATAGGGGTCTTCCTCAAGTTTGATGACGGTGTTCTGATGAAAGAGGTCTGTCCCTGCGTGCGGAAGGTAGAAGGTATCTGCTTTGAGGTCACTTTTGACTTCATCGGAAAGCTCTGCCTCGTAGTTGAGTGCGTTGTTGTCACCCCAGACGTAGATGCCGAACCATGTGGCGTTGCTGTCATCGACGAGGAGGGTTGCGCCCGAGAGGTCTACGTCGCTGCTGCATACGATGGCATCCGTGCCTTTCTTGTAGATGATGCCGTCATGCTGGGCTACTTTGCAGGTGTAAATCTTGGTAAGCCCCTTGTCATCGTAGACAAAATGGCTGTCTGCATAGCGGTGGCACTGCCGCATGGCAGGTTCATCGTTGCTGATGCCGTCAAGGACTGCACCGAACATACGGTAGTTGACTTCGCTGTGCTCATCCAGCATGGCATAGAGACCATTTTCCAGTGGGATTGCCCACGGGATCGCATTGCCATATTTGTCTTTGTTGTTCTTGACGACGCGGTACTGCGCCCCCCCCCCTGCCCGCGTACGGTCGTAGTTACGGGTGCGAACGATGTGTCCTTCGGCAAGGTGGGGGTAGCCCTGCATTTCTTTGATGCTGTCGAACCAAAGGGAAGCGTAACTGCTCCCCTCCCCTCCTGTGTTTCCCCCTCCTCCCTGTGTGCCGAACAGCCCCTGTTCTTCGATGACATGGAGGATTTGGAGCTGGAATGTAGTGAGGTCGTCGCCACGCAATACGCTGCCATCGTTGAATTCGATGAGGCGGCTGGTGGTTGTTTTGCGGTAGATTTCGATGGTCTGATGACTTGCGGTGTCACGCAGGAGGACGACTTGTGTTCCCTCTACGCGGTAATCGACGTTGTAGGTGAGTTCCACATCGTCGATGGTAACGTGGATGAATTTTTTGGCGAGGTACTCAAAAGGAATGGTATATTCCTTCTGTCCACCTGCGTATTTGACGCTGACTTTGTGTTCCATAGGTTCTCCTTTTATTTCTTGGGTAAGCCGCTCGTCCCGATGATGTGGTCGATGTATGTCATGAAGGGGATGAAGTTCGGGATGGGAAGGGCTTTGTAGAAGTCTTTGAGGTCTTTCTGCGAAGCATCCCCTGTGAGGATGTCAGGGAGGGCTGCAACGGCTTTGAGGGATGCACCTGTCTGGATGGCAGGAAGCTGTTTGATGGCATCCGCAATGTTATCCTCAACGCTCTGATTCTTTCCTCGCCGCTGTTGCCTATCGACGGTTGTGCGGATGGTGGGCGCACCCGTCCACGCCTCGTAAGCATCGTTGCCGAAGGACAGTGGCGAGGTGAATGAACTCCGAAGGGCTGCGACGCGCAGGAGCTGTCCCTCATCAAACATACGCTTCATGTAGTCGTTCGCACCTGTGGCATCACCGAGGGCATACATTCCTGCCGCCTTCGCTCCCACGCGCAGTGCATAGGCTGCGGTGTTGGTAGCGATCGACATACCGAAGGCGATGCCGTCGTCGAGTTCACGCGCTGTGAGGGCACGCATGGTCTGTGCGTTGATGGCGCGTAGGTTGTAGTCTTTGAACTGAAAGAGCATCCGTGTAAACCAGCTCTGGTTCTTGAAGAAGTTCTTGTTGCCCTGCCGTGTGCCTGAGACGATTGCCCGCTCTGCGTGAAGCTGCCCCATGTAGTAGAATTTGAAGTAGCTCTCGGGGTCTTTCATCCTCCACGCGTCGAGGTGGAATTTGACGATGTTGCCGTTTGCGTCACGCTCGATGTAGGTGTTCAAATTCTGCTTGATGCGCTCTGCCATTTCCTCGTTGACGTTTGCGGCTTTCATCTTTGCTTTGGAGAAGGGGTTGCGGAGTTTGCCGAATTCCTTCCCTGCCGCCCAGTCGACGGCGTCTACGAGGAAGCCTGTCCGCATATCACGGTACATGGAGTCGGTCATCTTGGGGAGCATGTTGAGTGTGGAGGTGACTTTGCCGAGTCCCTGCACGATGTCGGAAGCTGTAATGATGCCTTTGTTTACAAGGCTTCCGCGCTGTGTGAGGTTGTTGCGTGCCACCTGATCGCCGTAGGTTGTTTTCCAGACTTCAAATTCGAGGGAGCGTCCCCAGAAGTGTTTTTCGGCTTCCCGATAGGCTTCTGCGCTGACTTTGCCGAGCCGTATGTTCTGCACGAGGTCACGCAGCATGGGGATTGCCCCGAAGATACGAGCTGCCCCGCCATAAGCGATTGCGCCACCAATCTCTCCGAGCTGAGAAAAGCCCATGTTTGCGCCGTTCTTGGCGTAGGAGGCGTTCTGCAAAAGGCGGGCGATGAGTCCCATCCGCGTAAGGGTGTCTTCACGGGGTTTCATTCCGCGCAGCTCCGCGACTGCCTCTTTGATACGGTCAAGTTCTTTGATAACGCTTGCGTCAGCATCCCCATGGGAGATGGCTGCCCTGAGTTCCTGCTCGATGTCTTTGAAGAAGAGTTGCAGCTGTTTCTCTGTGCCGAAGACGTTCTTGACGGCGACCTCTCCTGCGAACCTCTGCATGTTGCGCTGCATGGTGGTTGCAAGGTCGCAGCTTCTGAGGTTGTTGTCGAAGGAGAAGTCGAAGGCGTTCTTACCTCTGTTGAACGTCATGACGCCCGATGTGTCGATGGGTATGCGGGTGTCAAGGAAGTTCAGATGCCCGAGTTCACCGATGTTCTCCCCGAGGGTGGGGTCGAAGTTGGTGTCGAGGGCGTGCTCCACGGCGGCTTTAATGCGTGTCTCAAGCCATTCCTCTACCATGTCGTCGGTGACGGTTTCGTCAAGACGCGGTATATTGTCCAGTCCACGCTGTGTGAGTCCTGCGTTCTTGCGCTCGATGGCAGCGTTCTTCATTTTGATTTCGCGCTCGATTTTGGCGCGGATGACGTCACGCTTGGCAAAGGAGCGGTAATATTCTGCGAGGTCTTTCATGGCGGCATCACGCGTGTTGTAACGGGCGAGGTAGTCTGCCCGTGCGTCTGCGTCAACGACGCGCCACAGCTCGTTATCTACTTCATACCAGTCGCGTGAGATGAAGTCGTCTCCGAGTTTCCCGAACATGGCGGCTGAGTTCTTGCCGATCTCGATTTGCTCTGCGCGGTAGCGGTGGACTGCCTCTACGGCGTGCTCCACTTCCTTAGGTGCATCTGCTAAGACACAAGCCTTGTTGCCCGCATATTTGGCGTTGTAGTGCATCTGTACCATTTTGTCGAAGGCGAGCTGTGCGCTGCGGAAGGGAAGGTTTTTGTTCCTGCCTATCCATGCGGCGCGTGCGTCGAGGTAGTCGCCGATGGGAACCGAGAGGCGGCGTACGATGGCTTCTTTCATGTCTTCGGCGGGGATGGTGTTCGTGTGATTGCCCATGCCTCTGCCGCGTGCGTCGGTAAAGAGTGCGTTCGCCCTACTGCGTGCGGTGTTGCTCTGGGAGTTCGCCATGACGCCGAAGTGTGTACCGCCCAATATGCCACTCTCCAATTTCCTCCCAATCCAGCGCAGTAAGGAGGGCAAGTCCTTCTGTGTGTCTTTGGTGATGGAAGGTTCGAGGTCATAGAGATCATAGAATAGGTTCGGGTTGAGGAGGTTGTCGCGTGAGTAGCGAACGCCCGCAAAGGCGGTTGAGCCGTCGGGGTTATGGTAGAAGCCATCCTTCGCACGACGCTGTTCTAAGGACTGGTTCTTCAAGATGTCCTTGATGTCATCGGCGGTCAGTTTTGTTTGATAGCCTTCTCTGCCGAGGGCTTTGTTGAAGATGCCTTTGAGTTTGGATAGGATGCCCTGTGGAAGGACACCATCTTCTACGGCGTGGGCAAAAACTTCTTCGGGGTCTTGTGTGTCATATTTACGCCGCAGAGCATTGAATACACTGCCTTCCTGATTCATTGCCTGTTTGACCTGATTCATGAGGCGGCTGTATTCCTGCTTACCAAGGCTCTCAAAGAGTCCTGCGTGCACAGCAAACTCATGGGCAAGTAGGGACTCTACCTGTGCTGCATCTTTGATATTGTCTGTGATGAGGACGGCGTAATCCTCGTTCGGGACATAAAAGGCTTTGGCATCCTTCGGCAGCTCTCTGCCTGTGATGCGGGAAACAGCGACGCGTGCTTTTTCGTAGGTGGTCGCGATGACACGTCCGTTCTTCTCGAAGTTGTCATAGACGGTGGATTTGAGTTTCTGCCCAAAGGAGGTGTCATGCAGTTCTCTCATCTGTCCGATGGTTTCGTTGCGGATGTGCTCTGCGGTCTCCCCTGCGGCGTGGCGGTAGGCTGCGGTCTCTGCATCGTCCGCAATGGCGGCGACCTCATCGGTGAGGGTGTTCCGCGCACCGTATTTCGAGAAGACTTTGCCAATGCCGTAACCCCCCACAGACAAAACAGTGCCGGCCAGCATGGCGACGGCGGCGTCGACGGCGTAGTTCTGCTGCTCACCGCTAAACGTTTCTTTGAGGTAGTCATTTACGAGGGTACTACCTGCAATGGGGGCGTTTTGTTTGGCAAGCGCAAGCCCACTCTTTGCAGTGAGGGCTGCGATGGTCTTTGCCTTGGCGGGATTCAGAAGGGCTGTGCCGAGTCGCCCGAGCATCATGCTGCTTTTGACAGCACTCCCCATCGGTACAAGGTTGAGTGGGTCAACAAAATACCCTGCCGCCCCTGCCACCGTCACAAGGCTGCGTGCAATAATAGAACCGTTGTTCTCTCTCCACTTTTCGACCATGGCTTTGCGGTTTTTCTCGACGAGCTTCTGGTTGACGAGCCAACGGACTTCCTGACTGTCGCGCCCATTGAGCAGGACGAACTGCTGTCCGTCTTTGTCATCGGGGAGAGCCTTTTGTACAAAGTCAATATCTTCCTGCGTGATGGGGTCTTTCTTTTCGTACAACCATTTCCCGCTGTGTGCGATGCCACCCCATGTGTATTCGAGGGTACGGGCAATCCCACTCTCGGTGATGGAGTCCCAGAAGTTCTCGGCGGTGGCGCGAAGTGTCCCAATGTCCTCTATGGCGTCATCGTAGCCCTCCTCATAGTCGGGCGTGGGGTCTTCGTAGAGAATGGTATTGGAGGAGGCTGCATGAAGGGGGGCGAGCATTCCGAGTACGGAACCTGTGTAGGCTGCGCTACCCCCACCGCCGAACATATTGAGGTAACGCTGTGCCTCGGCGACGCGGTGTCCACGCTCTGCATATGCCTCGTCGGGGGCTTCAAAGTCGGTGCACCACCCGTTTGTGAGGGCGTCAAGATCGCCGTCGTTGTTCATGAGGTTGACGAATGCGTAGCGGCGTGCTCCTCCCTCACTGATTTCGTTGGTGAAGTGCTGCAACTGTGTGAAAATGTCCGCAGGGTTGTCGCCGAGGGCTTCGAGTGCGGTGCGTCTATCGTATGTCCACTGGGCAAAGCCAAAGCTACCCTCCCCATCGAAGGATTCTGTACCAGTCTCAAAGCCGCTTTCCTGTGAGATGTTGCCCATGATGGCGGCAGCTCTGTTATCATCCAGTCCAAGGGTGTACTTTAGGTAGTCCCAGATGATGCGGGCGTTCTGTTCGTTAGCCATGTTGCTCCTTTCTGTTAATCTGCGGTAGACATCCAGTCATCGACCTGCTCCCCATATTCTTCTGGTGTCATACCATCGGGGGCATAGGTGTGATAGTAGCTGTCGCGCTGTGCGTTGATGTCGTCCACGTCCCATGTGGTAGTGGTGCTCTCTTTGGGGGTTGTCTTGGAAATCTCCTGCGCCGCTGTACGCAGCTGGTTTAATGTGACCTGCCGCGTTCTGCCCATGCTGTTACAGGAGAAAGTGAAGATGCGTGTGATGGGGTTGTAGCCGATTGTGGTTTCTTCATAGTCGCGTGTGCCGCCTCCCTCACAGAGGGCGTAGATGACATCATCCATCGCCTTTCTAAAGTAATCGGCATCATGGTCAGTCTCCATGTACGCGTATATGCTGCGCGGAAAGACACCAAGATGGTAGGTTTCGTAGTTGTTCCGCACACAGCTGTTGACGATGCTCTGGGCTTGTTCTGGTGGGATTCCTGCGTCAAGAAGGGTTGTCCATAGGGTACGCAGGTCGTCGGCAACGAACTGGTTGCAGGGGTAGCCAAAGTCTGCCAAGTCTGTACTGCCGCTGCTGTGCGGGACGTCATCGATGGTGAAGCCAAGCATATTCGCCTTGGTAGCAGCGGCGTTCTCATTGTGGACATCGGGGCTTTGTCGCTTGGTCTGGTTGCTGAGGGAATACAGACGCAGGGCTTCATCATATCCTGTGTCTCCCCCGCCGTAGGCAATGCTGAGTGTCTTGAGTGTGTACGCCTCGCGGGCGAGGTCGCCGCCGAAGGTGTTGGCAATGGCGGCAGGGTTGGTGATGCAGCCGTCCACAAGGGACTTCAAAAAGGGGTTGTCTCCGATGTTCACGCCGCCGTCATCCGATGGCAGAATGGAGCTGAGGATGTTCGCTATGTTGGCACTGACGCTGCTGCGTAATGCGTTCATCTGCGGCAAGTCCATGACACGGTAGGCACCTTGCCAGTCTTCCTGTGCTATACATCGCTGAAGGAGTGGAGTTGCGACGCTGTAAAGAGCATCTTTGTCGATGGTGTAGGAGCTGATGGAGCGTCCATAGATCATGTCTCCTTTTTGTAGCCACACACTGAATATGTCGGAGATCATTTGGGTGTCGGTAACTGTCCCCCCACTGCGCCCACCACCACGTCCTGCGGCTGCCTGACGCTGACGCATGGCGCGTTCTTCGTCGCGCTTCTTCTGCTCGATGCCACTTTCGATGGCGGGAATCATCTGATTGGCTCTGCGTGCCTTTGTAGGGTCGCTATGTTTCCATCCATCAACTTCTGACATGGCTTCTTCGAGTGTGCCATTCTTGATATGGTTTTGTTTCCATTCATACAGTTCCTGTGTGTAGAACTGGGCGTTGTATTCATCTGCCATACCTTTGAGGGTCGCCATAGGGAGGAGTTCGGATGCCTTCATCTCGCTCCCGTCGAAGTTGGTCTGGATGGTGATGCGATCCATCATCTGAGACAAACGAGTGCCGTCGATGTAGCCGAGCTTGATAAAGGCTTCGGCAAAGTCGTTGAGCAGTTTGCTGCGGTATTGGGCAGGAAGTCCCATGAGGCGTACGTTGTTGAATATCTCCTGTACGCGGTCGGTGGTGCGTCCGTTTTCTTGCAGGAGTTCGGGGGCGTTCTTGATGACATCCTGCAATTCGGACTGGACTGCCGCCATGGTGGTAGTGACTTCGTTCTCGTAGTTCTTCTTCTCCCATGTCGCCATGAGGTTTCCCATGTTGACAAGCTGGTTCTCATTGAAACCAGAGGCGAAGGCGGTCATATTGACGGGGGCTGCGTCCCCGCTGAGGTTTGCCTTTTGCCAGTCCCGTGCGAATTGGTTGTAGCGGTTGGCTTCTTCCTGTGCGGTGCGGGCGGGGGTCATGGCGTACTTTTCATCGTATGCGTTCTTCATGACGGTAGACAAAAAGCCGCCGCGCAGCCGCTCGGCGTGTGCCTTGAAGTATGGGTTACTGAGAGCGTCAACAAATCCTTCCTGCTGTGCTGCGTCGATGGCGTTGAGCTTGCGTATGCTCTCCTCGCTCTCCCCTTGGATCATGCGCTCTGCTTCGATGTGTCCTGTGTCGTTCAGATAGCCCTCATGAGACACGCGGTAGCTTGAAAGGGCAGCGGTGAGCTGCGAGAGGTTGGCTTGCAGTTGTTCGTGACGGTTGGTGGAGGCACTGACGGTGGCGGGTGAAAAGGTGTTGTAGCGTCCGACATAGCCCGCGTCGGGCTGCGGTGTGAATTGTCGCTGGGTGCCGAGTGCTCCTGAGATAGGTGTGGGCATGGCTGTCCTCCTTTAGAAGTAGTTGAGGGTCTGTTTGTCCTGACTGTATGGGTTCGGGACGTTAAAGGTGAATTTTGGCTGTTTGGGGTTGATGCCCCCGAGGAAGGATGCGTAGGAGAATGGTTGGTTGGAGACTTTGTAGATTTGGTCTGCCACGTCCCATATGTGACGGACGCCTCCTGCACCCATCGGGGGCTTATCCTCCCCTACGCCCGCCTGTTTGCGCAGAAGTTTGATTTTCTCCTGTTCCTGCCGTGCGCCGAGGTAGGCTGTGCCGAGCTGTGTAAGCGTACCAAGCAGCGAGGGTTTCTGTACGTCACGAATGGAGCGTATCTGTGCCCGTGTGTTGAGCACTGCCGCTTCTTTGTTGAGGTCGATTTCATTGCTCTGCTTTTGGTAGTTGCCGCGTACACTCTCCATAGCGCGATGTGTGTCCGATCTGCCGCTACGCATGAGGAGGTTGGCGGTGCGCCCTCCCCCCTGCAAGCCTTCGTAGACGGCGGCATCGACGGAGGTCGCAAGTCTTCTACCTTGTAATTGTGTCTTTTCCAGTTCCTGCACGGTTGCCTCGAAGATGTCTCTGCGCTCCTGCTCAAGGTTCTGCAAGCTGTAGTTCATGGATGTCACCATGCTGCGTGCGGTGGCAAGATTCGCGTGTCCCTGTGCCTCCAAGGCTTTGTTCTGACTGTAGATGCCGAAGATGGTGCTTGCCATCGTAAATGCCATGCCCATAAATCACACTCCTTTCGAGCGGGCGACGTAGCTGCCCTCCCACAGGAATCCAATGAGGGCAAGGGGGAGGGGCAGTGCTGAATCGATGTCGATGGTGACATCGGTGCTTTGTGCTTGTACGGGAAATTTGAAGATGCCTGTGTCTTCGGGGACTTTTCCGAGGAGGTTGTTTTGGTTGGTGATGTCGCGGGCAGTCATGAGGTATCGGCACTCTTTACCGCTCCGATAGTGGACGGTGACGCAGAATCCTCCTGTGTCGGCGTAGTTGAGACGGATGTATCGCAGCATAAGGCGTCCTGTGAGGTCAGTCTCCATACGCTCCTGTTTCTCTCTCCGTATAAAGATGGGACTGAGGCGTATGTGGGTGCGGTATGGGAAGCCGATGACGATGCCTTCTGTGCCATGCTCTCCGCTGATAGTGGCTCGCCCATTCTCGATTTTCGCTTCCTGATACTTGCCACTCGGAAAGACAATACCAACCCTCGGTACGTCTTTGGAGGAGGTAATGCCAAATTCTTGTGCGAGGTCGAAGGTGGTGCTTTTGGTTTCGTCATCATAGGTGGCTGTTGTGGCGATCTTTTTGCTGTCGAGATAAACACGGTAAGGTTCTCCTGCAAGATCGTCCGTTTTGTAGGTGGTGAAGTTCATCTTCTCAAGGCAGTGTCGCCCCCCTCGGTTGAGGATGACATACAAGGTACTGCCCGCGAAGAATGCACCAAAGACGCGCCCACCGAATGTCCATCTGCTCCATGATGCTTGGACGCGCTGTTCGTTGATAAAGAGGTATTTATAAACGTACATTGCGGTAGGGTCGCCTTTGGTGAGGATGAGCAGGATGTTCTCGTTGTTGTTGGCGGTGATCTGATAGACGCCGTTCGGGATGTAGTCGGGGACGTGTGCTGTGATGTCCTGTGCGTTTTTCTCCTCGGAGACTTGCTGGACGCTGTAATACTCTTTGATGCTGGTGTATTTGCTGCGGTCAGCGGCAAAGTAGAGGTTGCGTCCTGCACGAACAGGGCGACAATTTGGGTTGGAGGTGAAGCCGGTGACTTCGACAAGCGCGGTGTTCTTCGGGGAGAGGACGGTATCACTCCGAAGGACGAACTGGCTCTTATCCGAGAAGCAGTATAGTTCTCCTCCAAAGGGGACTGCGTAATGCAAAAGGTTGACACGCTCTGTGGTTGTGGGAACGTCAATAGGATCGGTGTCGAGGATGTCGTTGGCGGTTGTCATCCAGAAGTTGAAATACTCTGCGCTCTCGGAGCAGATGACGTTCTCCCCAGACAAAAAGACAAGGCGATTGCGATGAAAAGCAATGTCGCTGATGGGATAACCGACAAAGGAGGGCAGTGGGTTGCTGTCCTCATCTCCTGCCTTACGGTCTTCCCACACGCATCGCTGAAAGACAAAGCTGCCATCGCTCTGGCGCACAAGTTCATGGGGCATGGTGGCAGGGTCAAAGCCGAGGGGGATGTCGGGTTTTGCACATTCTTTCCAAATTTTTTCTTCTTCACTATAGGTGACGTAGTAGCTCCCTGCTCCGTTGCTGTTCGGGTCGCCCGCGATGCTGAGGGTGTAGCCGTCGGGGGCGGTGGCGGGAAGGAGGCTGAATTTCTGGGCTTTGCGGACGAAACCAAACATTGCCTGATTGTTGAAGCCGTCGGTGGTGGCGATGTCCGCTGCGCCGCGTATGCGTAGCCATGAGCTGCCGACATCGACGGTGTAGCCTTTGGCGCGGATTTGCTCGGCGAGTTTCCCTGCGATGAAGTCTACGTCGATCTGCTTGGTATGGCTTTTATCTGAGCCGTCGGGGGTCTCATGACGCGCGACTTCTCGGCCATCCACGGTAATGGTGTAGGTGCGCCCATACTGTCCCTGTTTGATATTGACGAGTGCACCCTGCCCCGTAAAACTGTGCGGAGTTTTGTCACTCCCCATTCGTATGGGGATGGTGCGGTTGGTGATGAAGGTGTGGTCGGCAACGGTGATGATACGCAGTGTGTCCTGCGGGGTATCGGTGTGAAGATAGTTTTTGTCTTCGCGGTAGACGACGGGGTGGATGTTACCGTCGGTGTCAACGATAGTGATTTCATTCCGATAGAAGTGAATGAAGTATTTGGTAACCTCGTCCCGATCAACAAAATGGAGAAGTGGGGCATCATGGTCGGTGAGTGCGGGGCTGAGGGAGCGAAGAAATACGCTCGGGGGGCGACGCACAAGTCCTGTTGCCTCGGTAGAAAGTCCGTTCTCCTGTGCGGCGAGCTGTTCTGGAAGCCTGAGGATGGGGGCTTGCTGACTGATGCCCGAAACGAGGTTCTTGATGTTTTGGGATATGAGCATTAGCTTCTCTCCAATACGGGTGGAACGGCGGCGACTTGCAGCATATTGAGCGGCTTCATCTCCATGTCATACTGTACGATGTCCTGATGGGCGAGGGTGAGTGCCATCTGCAAATCCTCGGAGATGGAGGCATCACCAAAGTAGCGGGCTTGGAAGTCCACGGCTGCCTTTGCGGTGACGTAGGTTTTGAATGCATCTGGGAGGTCTTCGTAGTCGATGCCCTCAACGATCTCTACGGTGATAGGTTTGTCAAATTCGTAGCTGCCGCGTGTCATGTCATAGAGCCATTCCCCACGCTTGACGTAGGTGCTGCCATCGGTACTGTGTAAGGAAATGATGGTTCTGTCCCAAGGGATGCGATGATTGTCCAGACGCGGACTGAGGATGCGGGTGACTTTGTTGAAGTCCCATCCTTTACGCTGGATGTCACGACTGACGTTCGAGAGGATGCGCCTTGCGTTGACAACATCAATATCCATGTCCCCCTCTAAGGTGGTTACGGGGGCACTGCCAATGGCAGAGAGGATGTAGTTGATGGCGTCCAATTCTGTCTGTGTAACAAGCATAGTTCTCCTTTACAAAATGAAAAAGACAAAAAGGAAGGGGAAAGCTCCCCTCCCCTCCTGTCGCCTGATTGTGTACTTACTTCTTCTTGACGATGCCAAGGAAGGCACTCTCGGGGCGAAGCCCACCCATACCGACTGCCATCTTGGCGATGATCTGGTCTGCCTGATACTCAGGGCGGCGTGCCTGTTCCATGGAGAGGTCACGGAGCTTGAGGACACCCGCTGCGGTCTTGTGGCAGATGATGATGGGGCTCTTGTCTGCGTACGCCGCAGGGAATACGTGTCCGTCGCCCTGAATGACGTTCGCATTATCGTCGCCGCCGCGCGTGATGTGCGGGCACTCGATGACATCAAAGCCCGCAAGGCGAATGACGTTGCCCTCAAGAATAGAGCCGCCCGCGCCGTAGTCACGGTTGAGGTACTCAAGTGCGGATGCAAGCGCAGAGTGGAACTCAGGCGTGAGGTAGGCGTAGCGGTCTCCTGCGGGGACGTAGTTGTTTGCCATCTTTGCCTTTGCCTCCAAGAGGATGTCGTAGATGGCGTTGCCTGTGTCGCGGTTGATGCCCGCGCCTCCTGCGATGGTGCGTTCGATGACGCCGCCCTTGCCGTTGCCCGCAACATTCTCGGTGGGGTTCAGTGCCTCCTTGGCGCACTCAGCGAGGACGGATGCGTCATAGGACAGTGCGAGGGCGTTACCCAGCTCTGCGGAATACGGGCTGCGAAAGTCGTAGTGGGCGATGAACTCGTCGAGGTCGAAGATGAGTGTGTCTGCCGTGAGAAGCCCGTCGAGGTGGATGACGCGCTCGGACTGCTGGATGTTCTCGCGCTTGTCGTCAAGGCTCTCTCCTGCCTTGAGGTAGTGTGCCTTGGTGCGACCGAAGACGGGGAACTGTGCGCTCTTGCCATTGGTGATGCTGCGCTCAAGGACGTGTCCGTGGGTGACGGAGGACTGCTGGAATGCGGTGAGGACTTCGCCCGCGAATACCTTGAGTGCAAGGGCGAGCTTGTCGGCGTCGGTCGTTGCAACGCCATTCTTTGCCATAGGGTTTGCGATCTTTACATTTGCCATGTGGTTTTCTCCTTAAAAATAGACAAAAAAAAATAAGCCTTAGAACAGGCTGCTGTACTGAATCTTGCGGTAGACTTCCTGCGTGAAGGCAGGGTCGGTCTGGTAACGGGGGTCTGACATATCTTTTGTCATCTCGTCGGTGGTCTGGTAGCCCGTGGGCGTTCCTGCCCCCTGCGCTCCCGCCATGACACTCGGGTTCGATGTGCCATAGGCGGCGGTCATCTGTGCCTGGATTCCTGCAAGTGCGAGCTGAATCTGGGCGATGTTGCCTGTCTGGATGGCGGCGTTGAATCCGTCGATGACGTTCTGGGGCTGACTGCCGATGAACTGGATGAGCCGTGCGTAGTTCTCCTCCCCGCCCGCGAGGTTCTTGACCTCCTGCACGTAACGGTCAGCGAGAGCGTCCAATCCTGCGAGGTAGGCATCCACCATAGGCTTGGGATAACCCGCCTTTTCCAGTGCCTTGAGGCTGTCTTCGCTGAGTGCTCCGCTCTTGTCATACTCAGCGGCGAGCGCGTCAAAGTCGATGCCGCTCTTGGAGAGCGCGGTCTTGACTTCCTGCTCTGCGCCCTGCTGCTTCTGAAAGTCTTGCTCAAGGGTCTCCTGTGGCTTCGCCTCGGGAGTGGGGGTGTCCTCAGGCTGCGTGGGCGGCTTCGCCTCGGGGGTGAGTGGCACCTCGGGTGTCGTGGTATCGACGATGACGCCTGTGTCCGTCTGTGTGACGGTGGCGTTTGTCATGTCGGGTGCGGGCGGTTGTCCGCTCTGCGGGTTCTGGTTGGTCTGCTGCGGCTGTGGGTTTGCCATAGTGTCTCCTTTCTTACTGTGCACCCTGCATCATCTGCGGGGCGATCTGCTGTGCCATCTGCATCTGCGCCATCTGCATCTGTTCCTCCTCAATCTCTTGCGGGGTCTTGACGACGGAAGATGCATCAATCCCGAGTGCGGTTGCAATCTGAGAGAGGATTTCGGTCTGCTTGACGGCGGTCTGGAACGCCTCGGGGAATACCTGTGCGTAGCGGATGAAGGTGTCGAGCTTGGCGAGGTCATGTCCTCTGCCCAGTGCCTCAATGCCTGTGGTAATGGTAGGCTCTACGCCCTGTGCGCCTTGCGGCAGGGGTGGGATCGCCCCCATGCCTGTCATCTGGTTCATGAAGCGACGGACAAGCGGAAGCTGAAGTTCCTGTGCAAGGATGCTGTAGATGTTGCCTACGGTGTCCTCAAGCTCTCGGGCGACGTAGCGTATCTCCTCGGCGGTGACGCGCTCTGCGTTGCGCTGTACTGCGCTGTTGAGGAGGAATGCGTAGCTGAGACGTGCCTCAATATTGCTGATGGCAGTGGTGGTAATCTGTAGGTCGTTTGTCTTGTTGATTTGAAGGGGTTGTATGTCCTCCAAGCGTCCGCGTACAAATTCGCCTGGCTGTGCTTTTTGCAACTCACTGGGGCGCGTCATGGAGTTGGGCGCGACGATGAAGATGATGTTGCTTGCAATCGCCGCAACTTCGGTGACGGCTTTGCTAAGTGCCTCAAGGGATTTCAGATCGCCGATGTACTCATCGACAAAGCTGCGCCCGTAGGCTTCGCCATCCATTTTGCGGAGGCGCAGGGGAATCCAAGGACTTGCGTCTTTCGGATAGCTCTGCTCACTGCCCGCGATGATGTTACCCTCGATCTCCTGATAGGAGAGGTATGTGTCTCCCTCAAGGTATGTGTGGGTGTAGACATCATACTCTTTGTGCGGCTCGATGCTATCACCTTCGATGCAGTTCTGTGCCTCAGGTGGCATCGCACCGTAGGCAAGACTCTCCTTGGTGACAATCTCAATGGTGTTGCCAATGCCGTCACGAGATAAGACGTAATGGTTGAGACGGTAGAGTTTCATGCCTCCTTCCTTCGGTGGCAGGAATAAGAGGACGTTGCCCGCAAGGATGAGCTGGGTCATGGCTTCGTTCATGGTGACGCGCATCTGGTGGCTCTCCATATAGTTGGTGATTTGCCGCTCGATCTTGCTGAGGGCTGCCTCCCATTCCTGTGTCACACTCGGGTCATCGCCCATCGCCGCGCGTACTTCGTCCCCCAAAGACAAACGGAAGAAGGGGGCGTTCGGCGGGAAAAGGGCGAGCATGAGTTTACTGGTGAGGTTGTTGACGCCGCGTGCACCGATGCTCTGATATGGTGTTGCATACTTGGTGCTGCTGGTGTCACTGTCCTTCGGGAATGCCATCGGGATGGTGAGTTCGGCGCATTTCTCGGCGCGGTCGGTGTAGGGCTTTCGCGCGGCTTCGAGCTTGGCATAAAGCTGTCTGGCTGTGGTACGCTGCCCGCTGTCTGTCGCGCTCAAAGGTTCAGTCCTGTGCTGCCGCCGATGCTCTGCGACTGCGGCTGTGCCATGAGGGCACTCTTGCCGCGCCGCTTTTTCCGTGCGCCACTCTGCTCTTCATTGCTGCGCTGTGCGGAATCGGTGGCAGGGGCTGCGGGGGCTGCGGGAGTGGGAGCTGGCTGAATGATGGTACTGCCCCCTCCACCTCCAAAGATGCTGCGGAATACGCGTTTTACTGCTCCCATTTAGTTTCCTCCTGTTTTGTAGATGGATTCGGTCGGGACGAGAAGGCTCTCGATGCCCCGCCGCTTTTTGTTGTCTGTGCCTCCCATCCGTGGGGCTTCGGGTGTCTCGCTCGCGGTGGACGCAACAAGGTCACGCCCTGTGATGGTGGGCTGCTGCACGCTTGCCTGTGGAATGGAGGGGCTGAAAATGGTCTTGATGAATCTACCCACGAAGCCCATCACGTTCCTCCTGTAAAATCTGGATTTCTTCGAGGGTCTCGATGAGAGCGTTTGCACCGATCATCGCCCCGAGGGTACGCTCGGCGTTCGGTGCGTCTCCATACTGGTGCATGAGGTTCGGCAAGCTGAACCGCTCCCTGAGGTAGGCACAAAGTTCCTTGGAGACATACGGGATGTCCCGTTCACTGTTATCATTCATTTGGTAATCTCCTTTACATAGGTGGAGCACTCCTGTCGGAAGCCACATTTCTTGTAGCCGTTGCCGATCAGGTTGTTGTCCACTTGAAACATATTTCCTGCGACGATGAGGGCTGCATCATATTCCTTTGCAAGGCGTTCGAGTTCGGCGGCGGCGTGTCGCTGGAAGCCGTGGGTGCCCTCTGTGGCAAGGACAAAGACTTCGCTGCACACGCGATGAGGTGTCCACCAAACGTAGCCGATGTCAAAGGCGAGGATGCCGCAGAATCTGTCTCCCTCGTAGAATTTGACGACCTGCCCGCGTGCACTCATGTTGCCGAGGCACGTAAGGGTATGCTCAATGTCCCCGTAACGCTCCATGAGCCATGAGATCGTTTTTTGTGTTTGCCATGCAAGAAGTGTCTGATGCAGGATGCGACGCTCGGCGCGTGTCAGGGCTGTGCGTCTGGTGTCCATAGACGTACCTCCTTCTTTTTGAAGTCGTAGTCACTCGCTCTGAGGATGCGTGCGACGCGTGCCTGAGTGAGAGCGTCCTGCTCGGTGAGGTGCTGCTTCTCAAAGGCACGGACAACGGCTGCCCATGAGCAGTCCTCATCCAGAATACGGGTGGCATTCACTGCGCCGATCTTGGGACATCCGCTGTAACCGTCGGTGGGGTCGCCTGTGAGGGTCTGCATGAGGAAGTTGTGGTCGGCATCCTCGGTGCTGAGTTCGGCGTAGGTGTCACGCAGAAAGTCATACTGTCTGCCGGGGAGGGTTTTCATGTCTTTGTCGCCTGAGATGATGAGACAGTTGTCCCGATTCTTCTCCATGGTGGCGAGGATGCCGATGCAGTCGTCGGCTTCGAGAGAAGGACGAATGTATACGTTCCCCTCTTTCTTCATCCAATCACAGAGTTTCCAGTAGCAAAGTGGCTTCTGTCCCTTGCGATGCGCCTTGTAGGTAGGCAGAACGCGACGGCGAAAATTGTCCTCGGGGTCAGACAAACACAGGAGGATGTCATAGTCCCCGTTGTAGCGATGCCAGCTGAGTGCTCTGTCGATGGCAGTATGGAGGCGGTCGGTGAAGTGTGCCTTGACCTCCTCGAAGTCAGCGAAGTAGCTGCTGATGCCACTCTCCCACTCTGCCTCATGGGTGGCACTGCTGCACGCGATGAAGGCGAACATATCTGCGTCGATGAGAAGTTTCAGCCGCATAGGATCACCACGAGGACACCGCAGAGGAAGTAGCCGAGGACGAAAAGGGTGCCGTCATTCGGTCGGATGGGCATGAGCGTCCTCCTTTTCGTCGTCGTTGAAGGTGATGCCGTAGGTCGGAATGTTGGCGAGAAGGGTGTCACAGGCGTTGCAGTAGACTTTGTAGGCTTCTTCGTTGGGCTTGCGTGCGATGGTGACTTCGGTCTCTCCACATTTCGCACAGTGGACAATCAAATTTGCTTTCATTCTGCATTTTCCTTTCTGACGTAAAGTCCGCAGCGACACGCTTTCATTTCGCGCATGTAGCGGCACGGGCAGATGGTTGCCTCGGTATGATTCGGGAGGCACGGGCAGTAGGGTGCGCCGTACTTCACTTCATTCATACCGAGCTTTTCGAGGGTTGAAATGACATGGTATGTCTTGGGATTGACCCGCATACCGTACTGGACAGCGTTCTTCTCAGGCTCATAGGTGCTGTTATAGTTGGGTGTATCCATCCTAAAATGCGCAGCTCCTTTCTTTGCAGGTGGCGCAGGGTTTCCCGACGCGCTCAAAGACCTCGGGGCAGAGGACGCACAGGCGGCTGTGGATGCTCTCTGCAAGCTCCCGATGTTCTCGTGTTGCCCGTTTGCACAGGCGTTTGGGAAGATACTCATACCATGCGCGGAAGTTGCCTGTGACGACAAGGCGGTACTTTATCCCCTTGGGGAGCATATAGGCGAGTTCGTCCTTGCGGTATCCCTCGTCGGCGAGTGTGTGGTAGAGGCGCATGGTTTCTTTGTTCTGGCGGTCTGCCATGAGGATGCCTGTCTCTGTGAGGTCAGACAAAAGTGTCCCCCTACTGCTCTGGACGGTGAACGACAAATGTCTGTGCCGTGTAAGCTGTAGGAGGACGGTGAGACTGCACTCTACGGAAAAGCTGGCGTAGGCGTGCTCAAGGACGGAGAGATGTCCCGCCTCGATGATATGTCGGATGGTGGCGTCGGTGGCTTCCTTTTGGTAGCACTGTGATGCGGCGGTCTTGAGGAGGGTCATGGGGTCGGGGGTGTGGGAGATGAGGTGGATGTCAGGCATGGCACATCACGACCTCTCCATCCTCGGCATAGGCTATGAGGCGACCTGATGCGTCGTGGAGGGACTGCGCAATAAGAGGGGTGTCCATCATGTCCTGTAAGGCAGCACGCAACGAGGAATGGATTACTGCACACACAAGAGAACCACAGGGAAAAAGGTTATAGTCCCAGAAGAGGACGTGTGTTCCTTTATGTCCCGACTTGCGCAAGTCTTTCACTCTGTAGTTCATCGCTGCCTCATCTCCTTCCTTTTCTGCTGTTGCTGGCTGAGGTCTACGCTGCATCCGCATACGCAGGTGATGCTCCGAACGGCTGTGCCGTAGAGAAGAAGGAGGTTTTTCTTGCAGCGGGGGCATTTGATGCCTTTTTTAATCATGTTGCTTTCTTCCTTTCGTCCTTTCTGATGCTCCTGCCCATTGTTCTGCCATTGCTTTCGCAATCCCATGAAATGTCTTACTTCTTTCGATTGCCGAGTGTTTTATTCCAATTCGTTTGCGTCTTTCTTCTTTGGAATTAAACGTACCCCCATACACATAGGGAACTGCAATGCTCTGCAAATCATGTGTAGGAATAAGTGGTGGCAGATTTTTTAACCAGAGATAAGTCAATTTTGTGTATGCGTCTCCGAACTGCCACGGTTGAATACGCTGACTTTCTTTTGGAAGATTTACGACACGCAACGGGCGCGGATTCTCCACAGCAATACGAGGACAATTTGATTGAAGTATTGCAAGGAAAAACTGTCTTGCCTCTTGTGCTTTCTCTAAGCGTTGTGTATCAATACAACCCTTCGTTGGGTACATTCTGCAAGCTCCCGCTGCTGTAAGGTATGTGCATGGAGGGAACGCGATTATCATATCCCACTTCTCCTCCAATAAAGGAAGGACATCCTGCTGCAAGTGCCACTCAGGATGTCCCCCAGAACAAGGTTCTATATCACAAGAATATGCTTCATGTCCAAGTTTTCGCAACTCGATGGTAACGCGCTGCGATTCCTCACAAGCAACAAGTATTTTAATGGCAATCACTCCAGTTCTTTCCAATCTTGCCTTCGGTGTCGAGCTGCATCCGAAAGCCGAAATACTCCCCTGTTTCGCGCATGGCGGCTTGTGCTGTGTCTAAGACGAGCTGTGCGATCTCGGGGGTGCGACACGCACACTGGAATTCATCATGAATCCATGCCATGAAGGCGAAGTCCCCATCCCATCCGTGCTTTAGTCCCTGCTCAATGAGGTGTTGCTCGGTTAGGACAATCCACTTCTTACAAATCAAAGCACCTGCTGACTGCAATAGTAGATTAAGAGCAGAATGAGGGCTACGAACGTGCAATAGCCGTCCATCGAGCCCTCGAAGGTAATGTCTTTTCCAACGTACAATCCGACCTTTATCCGTTTCGACAAGAGCGTTTTGCACGGCATCGCGCAGGTTCTTGATGGCGGGGGTCGCCTTGAGGAATTTGCGCTTGATGGCTTTGCCGTCGGTGGCATCTCCTTTGATGATGCGTCCGATCTTGGCATCTCCTGCTCCGTATAACCAGGCGTATATAAAGACTTTCGCTTGACTGCGCTCTGGTAATCCTGCGGCGTGCTGATTGGCTGTGTGGATATCCTCATTCAAGATGATATGCCCATAAGCCCCGCCGTCATAAGGTGACATATAATGGGCAAGACATCTGAGTTCCAGTCCGCACGCATCAACGCCAACCTGTGTCCATCCATCCGCATGAAAGAGGGCGCGACATTCCCGCCCGTAAGGACTGCTGACGGCGGGGACTTGGGCGATGTTGGGGCTGGCATGGGCGGCTCTGCCACTGACCGTGCCATTGGTGATGACGTGTCCGTGGATGCGCCCGTCCTCCCCTACCATGTCAAGCCATGCGTTCTTGCCGTCGGCGAGCTGCCCGAGACGTTTGCCGATGAGTAGGGACTCCTCCATGATGGCGGCGAGGCTTCGGACGCCCTCGGGGGCTGTGTCATCATCCTTGATGAAGCGGAAGGTCTCGTCGTCGATCTTGAGGCGGTACTGCATGAAGTCGTCGCAGTCCTCGGGGGTGTCGTAGAGGTCTGGATTGTCTGGATTGTACTGGTGCATTTGCCGAAAGACATACTCGATCTGCTTGCGGCTGTTCGGGTTAAAGGCTTTGTACCGCTGAATGGGGACGCCCTTGACGTAGCCAAGTCTCTTGTTGTCCCGCTTCGGGATGAATACTTTGTCAGGAAGCGGAGGGACGGCTGCGGTGAGCTGTGCGGAAAGGACTGCACCTCGCTCGCGTAAGATTTGTTCAAGGTGGCGTGCACCTTCTACGTCGAAGGGGAAGCCGTTTCGCTCCTGCTGTGCCATAAGCCATGCGACTTCGTGCTCTAAGCGGATGGCACGTTCGCTATAGGCTGCCCGCATAAGACGCTCCATGAGTTTCGCTGTGACAACAACGTCTTGGATGCAGTAGTCAAGCATGGCGGGGCTGTATGTCTCCCATGCGTTCTCCTGCGCTCCATAGTCACCCTTGTATTCGCCGAGGCGATAGCCCCATGCTCTGAGGCTGTGGGATTTGTAGAGTTTTGAGGGGAGCTGTCCGCTGCGCATAAGCCCGAGGTCGGTGGTCTCCAAGTTGGAATATATGAGGCGCGAGAGGATGAGAGTGTCCAATACCTGCTCGCGCTGTGCGCGGGAGACAACAAAGGTCGGATAGAATTTGCTGAGGGCGGGCAGGTCAAAGCTGATGATGTTATGGCCTACGATCTGCTCTCCCACAGCGAGTGCGCCCATAAGGCGTCTAACCCCCTCATAGACGTGAGAGGGGTCATAGCCTGTGGTATTTCCTGTCACACTGTCATAGACTGCCATACAGTGCAGCTTTGTGGTCTCCTCTAAGAGACCGTTGGTCTCGATGTCGAAGATGAGCATACGCGCTCACGCTTTCACGCCGCAATAACGATTGACGAAATAGACCTGTCCCTTACCTGTGACGGTGGGGGTGGTCTGGACGATGGTCTCTCCATTCGGGGTGGAGATGCTACGTTTCTTGATGACAAACAAGCCCATGTTCATACTGCGCTGGGTGGGTGTGTTGTGGTCTGCGCCCTCGCTGCGGATGAGGTAACCGTCGCGGCGCAGTGTCTCGAAGAGGCGCTTCTCCCCCGTGTCGTAGCCATTCTGCTTCAAGACCTTTGCAAGCTCGCGGATGAGGATGCAGCCCTTGCTCCCCTCTACGGATTCGGCGAATCTCACCTTGGGTGCGTCGAGCGCAATCCGTTCGGTGGCGGCGGTGAGCTGGGCACGTGCATCGGCAAGCATTTTGTTGGAGTAGATGAGGGCGCGGGCAACGACTTTCTCGGGGGTGTTCCAATCCTCCTCAAGCTGGATGAAGTAGCGGCGTACCTCTTTCCCCTTGTCCGTGCGCTGAAGCATGGCGATTTCTTTTGCCATGGAGAGGGTCATGAGGTGGTCGATAATCTCCCGTTGAATGCTGCGATTGCCCTCATTTTGAACTCTAACATTTTTGTTAGGGTTGAAATCCTGTCCCTCGATAAAGCCATACTCCTTCATACGTTCAAGCCATATTGTGTATGGTGTCTTTACGTCCAGTACCATGTGGAGCTGCCGTCCGCTGATGCGGATGTCTCCGCTCGCCTCGTCGGTGATGGGGGTGATGAGCATGTTTGTCATGATTCATTTTCCTTTCTTAGGTGTAGTAACGTCTGGCGGCTTCTTTCTGCCGCTCATCCGAAAAGCTGCTGAT